ACGCACGACGGCCTGGTCCTGGGTCAGGATCCCCTCGGATACCTTTTCACGCAGGATCTCGATGACGGTCATGTCACGCTGCCTCTTGGTGAAGGGACTTGAAGACATCCGACCGGACCCATCTTTGAACCTCGACCTCGCGCGCTGCCAGCGTCGAAGCCACGTTGTCGTTACCCGTGTTTCGGATCTTGAATTGATCCTTGTTGTGTGAGGAGTAGTAGGTCAGCGCACTCAAGACCGCGTAGGCGTTCCTGCCGCGGTCGACCATCTCGGTCTCAACGCGATCGATAAGCCCTTTGGCTCGCGCCTCTGAGATCCCGGGCAGCTTGTGGATGACAGCCTTGGCCTGTTCAAAACTGACCGAGGTGTCGGCGAGAAGCTGAAGGTGATCCATCTTCACGTCGAAGCGTTCGAGCCCATCCTCTATCCAATCCAGGAAGATCTCCACGGTTGCGTTCTTCGTATGACGCTTCGCGAATGCGTCGGTATTTCGAAGTGACACCTGGCCGTTGAGACAACTCAGATCGAGGGTGCCGGTCGAGAGCGCCGTGGCTGTCTGGCCATCGAAGCCTGTCCGGATCCGGAACTCGGCGCCGACGGTCGTGCCAACCTGAATACCGGCATCTCTGTAATTGATCTTCCGCGTCGCGTCGCCGATCGTGTAGCGTCGCTCGACAAAGGCGCCGTTGCCGGCCATCCGATCGGTGACCTTGACGTTCTGTAAAGCCTTCTCACCAAGCACGTCCCGCATTGCACGTTCCGCGCCGTCGGTAAGATCCCGCATCTGCACGATCTTAAAGGTCTTCGAGGTAACACCCAGGAAACGAGCCTCGCCGTCACGGTAGGCGTAGTTCCCGACGATGCCGCTGGCCGGGAGCTCCTGGCCGCGTCTGCCTTTCCCGCACATGGGTCGGGCAACAACCTCTGCCAGGATCGGGGAGCTCTGATGCTCCTCGAAGACCGGCAGGTTGCGTTCGAAATTAATGACGTTCATGTTAGTCCCTTCTCTGTAATTGGGGCAGATGCCCCGGTTGCAAAAAGAGGGCGTCGGAGTGTCCGCTCCGGCGTCCTCACCGATCGAATGTCTTGCCGCTCTTGTTTGGCCGAGACGGAAGCTTATGTTTTTGTCCCTTGGCTTTGGACTGCGCTGCGCGTCTGGCTTTGCGTGACGGAGGGCTTATCAGTTCACGGATGTTGTCTGGCCAGGAAGCTTCATTGCCGGCCGTCTTCCACCTTGCGGCGCGTCGCACTCTCATTGTCCGCGCTCCACAATCCGATAGCCGGCGTCGAAAGCGGCGTTGGCGAAGTTGATGGCGCACCCTTGTTTGCAAAAGGCTGCACCGCGGCCGCCGTAGGGTAGGGGCCTGTAGCTCTCACCGTCCCACGTAATGACCTTGTGGATCTCCTTGTGGGTCGCGAACTCGAGCCTGAACTTTTGGTTATTATATCTGTAGTCGTCGGCTTGTTCACATAGCACCAGGTCGTCGGGGTCAATGTCCCCGAAGATCTCCGCGATCCGATCGTTCATCGCCCGGTGCAGGTCGTCATCATCAGACCAACCGGGGAGATGGGCGTGCCATTCGACCCTGATGATTTGATGGTTGGTCAGGCCGGCGCAGTACTCCCGGAGGTTGGTCGACTTTTCGACGCGCGTGTTGAACCCCTCCGGAAACTCCCTGCCTTCGCGCCAGCCAATCGTCTCGGTGTGCCTGGCGGCACCCTTGCCGCAATACGCGCACGTCTGACGGTGATCGAGAATAGTCATCCTAAATCACCCCCCTGATACCCAGGCTGGCCCTCCAGTACCCAATCGAACAAGTCTGTGGAGCGGTAGCGCATGACGCCGTGCTCCTCACGCCTCTCCAATAGTCCATCATTCACGGCGAAATTCAGCGCGGCATCGCGAACCTTTTTTGGAATGTTGATTGCCTCGCGTGCGATCAGAGCATCGCTTGCCGGGACTCCCGAATAGGTTCGGGATGCACATCCAATGACACGTGCCCACATGGAAAGCCGTATAAACTCATCCAGCGAGGCAATGACCGGGTCCCCGTCCCCAGGCTGCCATCGTGTGTGGCCGCTGGGATCCATTCTGTAATGAATCCAACTGACCAGATTCGTATAGCAAGAGGCCAGTTGTACATCTCTATGCGTTTTCATTGTTCATCCTTTCTTTGTCTACTAACGCCTCGAACCCGGCGAGTAGGTCCGGGCTCTCGGCGATACGTCGCAATGTGGGCAAGGTCAGTCGTCGTCGCCGATTAAGGCTTTGCGCGACTCGAGGAGCGCCTTGGATGTCCGGTCGTGTTGTTCGACAAGAACCGACATAATCGAACTCCTGTGCGCGGTGTCGACTATCCGAAGTGAATCGATTACCCGTAGGATGTTACCCACCTCGCTGTTCAAGTTAATCCACGCCTCGACCCGATCTTTCATATGCATCTGTTGTCTCCAATTTTGTGTTTCTACTAACGCCTCGAACCCGGCGAGTGGGTCCGGGCTCTCGGCGATACGTCGCAATGTGGGTAGAGGCTAGGCGCCGTTACCTCTCGCCTTGGCGATAGCCGTTTCAGCATCTCTCATTGCGGCTTGGCATGTTGGATGAATTGGGTCCCAGCCTTTGGGGTGATTGATGTTTGCCATGACATCAATTAGCGCCTCGAACAGTTCCGGCGCGGCGGCGATCAGATCTGCATTGGCACCCAAATCATATTGAAGTTCACCGCCACTGCGGTCAGGTGCAAGTTCGGCAATGCCGCCGCTTTCGCTGCTCTGGATAACAACCTTCTCGAGTTCAAAACGGCGCATATCATTTATCTGCCATGGTCCTGGGGTGTAGTTCTGTGTCATCTGTTGTCTCCAATTTTGTGTTTCTACTAACGCCTCGAACCCGGCGAGTAGGTCCGGGCTCTCGGCGATACGTCGCAATGTGGGTAGAGGCTAGGCGCCGTTACCTTTCAGGCGGTCACCGTGTGCCGCACGGGCTGCCTCGAGGCCGTGGATCACTTCCTTCTTTTCGCGTGCTGGCGGCATCGCGAACTTGACGTGGACGTAACCCGCCTGGAATGAAGAGATATCGAAGTCGATCGGGGACGTTTTGAGGAAGTCCATGATCTGCTCAAGCTGATCGATCCGTGAGTTGGTGCTCATGTTCAGTTCTCCTTAGTTGTCTTTGTTCAGGTAATTGACTTCGTCGGCCGACTGCATATGCCGCGGCTTATTCAAGACCATCTCGATGTCCTGCTTTGGCATGGCCGTCAGAACTTTGTCGGTCCAACCCATCGAGCGCAGGATCCAACGGTCACCGTCGGAGATCCGCGGTGCCTTGGTCTTACGCTTGGGCTTGGACTTGGCTTTCGATTTCTTGGGCATGATCCACTTGCGCTTGGGCTCACGCGTCAGCGCAGCGGAAGGCGTCGGGTCCCGGCGCAGGAAGTCCGGGATCTCGAGCAGGTCGTCGACTGATTTGGTGTTTGTTGTCATTCGTTTCTCCCTTAATAAATTTATGTCGTACCAAGATGGTACGCCATAAGGCGGGAGAAAACAAGCACCAATTTGGTGCGTCTAAATTAGAAGGTTAGTCTTTTCCGGTGAGGAGCCAGTTCAGGCTGCGCTTTGTGACCAGGCTGATCTGGATCAGAACTTCATAGGAAGGCAGGACGCCTTCCTTATCTTCACGTTCATATTTCCGGTATCGAGGTTTCTCGATGCCAAGCGCCATGGCGAACTCGGACGCCGTCTCGAAGCCGGCGTCGGTCCGTGCCTTGACGAGGCGAGCTTTGAACGCGCTGCGATACTTATCCGTCGCCACGTTCTCGACCCACTCGTCGTGTATTACTGCTTCTGCGATCATGCATCAGAGTATACCCCGCTCTCGAAAGGTTCGCGATTACCTGAATTAAGCAGACGCGGTGTCCTTTAGAGGTACAACATTTTCACGTTTGAGTAGTCGGTCTACGGCCGGCTTGCCAACTTTTGATGTTGCAGAAACGCCTTGGACCTCGACAGATGCCGAGCCCGGAAACCGCGATGGATCAAAATACTGACCAAAACCCGAAGAAATAAGAGCCTCGACGTCCTTTTGACTGATCGCGTCAGGCACGCCGTCTTGCCATAAACACGCCTCAGTTGTCATATCTTCGAGAGAGTCGACGCGTCGCATCAGATAGAACGCCGATGCCGAGAGAACGAACGATTTGACGACAGGCTCGTTCAGTACAGCCAGAATGCGCTGGCGACACATTGCAAGATACGCGTCGGTCGGTTGTAAGTTTTCGTCAAGAACTCCTATAGCTTTAAAGTCACGTATTATATCGTTCGCGTTCGACCGCGACTTGATATCTAGCTGCCGACACATCTCGCTAATGTTAGCCGGGATCTTGTCTGTCGAACATGCCCAAAGATATTGAATCACAGGCCGCGCCATCTTGTACTTCATGTTGATATTGTCAAAGGCCACCGCAAACGGGTTGACTGAGCCCCTGCTATAGGCGGCGCGCATAATGGCAAACCGCGCGTTGAGCTTAGGCCAAACATCGACAACCAGGTCTAAGAGGCCTTCACTAATAAAACGGTTCGGCATTTTCTTCTCCCTTTGTGTAATGTGTCCTCTCTAAGGACAATCGATGTACCATTTTGGATCTTCTTAATCAAATATTAATTTTTCGCCGTCAGAAAATGTTTGATTACATCGCACCAATTTGGTACTTTCAGGGTTATGCAAATTCACTCCGACCTCATTGATCAGCTTGGCGGGACGCGTCGCGTCGCGAACTTCTTACACGTGCCAACTCAGTACGTCTCGAAGTGGCGCCGCCGCGGCATCCCCTGGCGGCATCGCTGGAAAGTGTCGACTCTCGCGCACACGGCCGGCGTGCGGCTGCCCAAGGAATTCATGGAATGCTGAAGATCGTCGGTATTGACCCCGGGCTCGATGGCGCGCTGGCTTTGGTCGGCGACGGGTTCCTCGATGTCCAGGACATGCCGACGGCCGGCACTTCTAAGCGCCGAATCGTCGCGGCACCGATCCTCGGAGCCATGCTGCGTGATTGGATGCCGTCCTATGCCGCAGTCGAGCACGTCCACGCGATGCCCAAGCAAGGTGTCTCGAGCTCGTTTAAATTCGGTCGATCGCTTGGCGTCATCGAGGGCGCACTCGGTGCGCTCGAGGTCCCCATTCGATATGTGTCACCGGCACATTGGAAACGGTACTTCAAATTGTCATCCGATAAAGAGATGTCCCGGCTGAAGGCTATCGAGACATGGCCACGGATCTCCGATCAGCTTTCACGTAAGAAAGATCACGGCCGCGCCGAGGCGTTGCTGATTGCTCAATACCATTTGGAGACGGACTGGCGTGTCAAACACTGAAGAACCCTTTGAAGAGACAGTCACGACTGTCCGATACGTCGTCTATGACGACATCGATCGCTACGTCGATGACGGTTGGCGGATCAAATCTCTGCAATGCCATCACTCGGCCCACGCTGTGCTCGCTGTAAAGAAAGGCACTCACGATGACCCTCCAGGCGCTTAAAGAAACAGAAGGCAAGCTCCGCTACTCGCTGCTCGTTGATGAGTTCGTCGACGAGATGGTGCGGGTGCGCGAGTTCGGCGCCGACAAGTATGACGACTGGGACTGGATGCGCGGCCGGCCGTGGACTGATTATTCCGACGCCGCACGTCGTCACCTGCGCGCCTGGTTGGACGGCGAGACGACGGCCGACGACAGTGGCCTTCACCACCTGGCGCACGCTGCCGTCGGGATGATGTTTCTTTTCTGGTTCGAAGCGCGCGACCGCGGCATCGATGACCGGCCAGGACCGATGGCCAGGTTCCATGAACAACTCGAGCTCAATCTTTCGACTGTCCACAACGTGGAAGTGACCGACCAACAACTGACATTTGACTTTATAGATAAGTAAGGATCAACGATGAACGTCGAACTCATGCCGCACCAGGTCGATGGTGCCGGCTTCCTCTCCGACCGCGAAGCAGGACTTCTCTATTGGGATGCCGGCGCCGGCAAGACCTACGCCGCGGTGCGCGGCTGCGACCTGGCGTATGAGAAGAACGTCGCCGAGAAGATTGTGCCGGGTCAGATCCTGGCGCTGACGCCGGCTGTCAACCGCCGCAACCTGGCCAACGAATTCACCAAGTCCCAGGCGCGCGATCGCGAGATCGCCGTCATCGAGAAAGGCACCGACACGTTCGATCATGCCGACGTAATTATAAGTAGTTATGACCTGGCGGCGAAGCGTGCTGTCTGGGAACGTCTGATGGCGCTGACCTTCGACGTCCTGATCCTGGACGAACTCCAGTATCTGAAGACGCCGACGTCGGCTCGAGCTCGGGCCGTGTTTGGCGGCAATGGTTACGGCCGCGACGGTCTCTTTGGTCGCGCGTTTCAAACCTGGGCGCTATCGGGTACGCCGGCACCGAACAACATCACCGAGCTCTTCCCCTGGATCCGGGCGACGCGCCCCGACCTCCTGGCAGGGCTGCGGCCCGGTGGACGTGTCACGTTGGACGATTTCAAGAGGGCGTTCTGCAAATGCGTCGACACGCCCTACGGTCTGAAGATTGTCGGCAACCGTGATGCGGAGGTGCGGCAACTGTGGGCTCGGCTGCGCGGCGACGTCTCGCGCATCCACAAGCATGACGTCATCGAGGACCTTCCACCTGTCACGTTCCACGACTATGAGGTGATGGGTGATAAGACCGCATCGAAGGTTCGCAAGCTCGAGGCCGAGTACCGCGAACAGATCGAGATGCTGCTCCGCGACGTCAGCGGCACCGGCGTCTATGATGAACACATCACGACCATGCGCCGTGTCACCGAGATGGCCAAGGTCGGCGACTGCATCGAGATCGTAAAGGCCGAGCTCGCCGACGGTGCCATGCAGAAGGTCGTCATCTTCGCCAACTATAAGGACACGATTACGTCGCTACGTGAGGCGTTGCATGAGTTCAACCCGGTCGTGATCCGTGGCGACGTGACGCCGCTCCGTCGCCAACAAGCCATCGAGGCCTTCCATGGTGACGACGACGTCCGCGTGTTCATCGGCCAGATCGTCGCGGCCGGCACGGCCATCACTCTCCATGCCGATGGCAAATGCTCGGACGTGATCTTTGTCTCGGCCGACTGGGTGCCGGCCAACAATGCCCAGGCCGTGGCCCGGGTTCATCGCAAAGGCCAACACAACAATGTCCATGCCCGGTTCCTGCACCTGGCCAATAGCCTCGACGAACAGGTTTCGCGAACGCTCATGCACAAAACATTCACGCTGAACAAAGCACTCGACGAGAGGAAGACGCACCATGCCAGCTAAACACTCAAGCCTGATCGGCGGCTCCACAGCGAAACGCCGGATGAACTGCATTGGTTCGTATCAACTCGAGCTCGCCGCACCGGCGCAGCCCTCGAGCCCTTACGCCGAGGATGGCACACGCAAGCACGACGCCATGGAGCTCGTCCTCGATAAGGGCATGAGCGAGATCGAATGTCTCGATCACATCGAGGGTCTCACGGTGGACGATATTCAAGAAGCCATCGAGCCGGCGCTCGAGCTCCTCAATGACCTGATGCGTGAGTATAACGTCACGGACTACGACTACGTTTGTGAGGCTGAGGTCAAGTTCCAGGGTATGGACGCGTTCGGCACGGTCGACCTGATCGTCTGGTCGGAGAAGTTTGTCTTTGTCATCGACTGGAAGTTCGGCCGCGGCATCGTCGTCGACGTCGGCCGGGAGAATATGCAACTTAAATTCTACGCCGCCGCGGCGACCCAGACGCCCGAGTTCAAGAAGCTGTTCACGCCGGAACGTGAGATCGTGATCGCGATTATTCAGCCGCCGGTCGATCAGCCGCTGACCCACGGCATCGTCAGCCATGACGAGCTCGAGGCGTTCACCGTCGAGATGAAGGCGGCCATCGGTAAGGCGATCGCCGGCGACATGGAGACGACACCCGGGCCCTGGTGCAAGTTCTGCCGGGCCGAGGCGACGTGTCCGTCGAAGACCGACATGGTTACCGCACTGATCAACCGAGGTCCGATCGATCCCGAGATCCCGTCGAACGAGCTCGGCGCGCTTTTGGATATGGCGCACCAGGTCGAAGACTGGTCGCGTGCCGTCTTTAAGATGGCGTTCGACGAGCTCGAGAAGGGGCGCGACGTCGACGGCTACAAGCTGGTCGACAAGCGTGGCACCCGGCGCTGGTCGGGTAATGAGGTGGAGAACGTGCTCACCGATCTGCTCGGTGATCAGGCGTTCGAAAAGAAATTGGTTTCTCCGGCGAAAGCCGAGAAAGCGTTGAAGCTGGCCGGCTCTACGGCCGACATCTCAACGCACATTGTCTCGATGAGTTCGGGACGCACACTGGCGGCCGCGGCGGATCCTCGTCCGGCTGTCGTTATCAAACCCCGCGGCGCAATGAACTTGCCGCAAGACAACGAAGGAACGACAATAAAATGAATCAGATAACAACATTTCACTCGGACACCATGTCTGTCGACGACCTCAACAAGTCCATGGCTGAAAGCCGCTCTGCGGCCCCGGCTGCCGAACACGGCGGCGATACGCTGTTGAAAATGCAATGGGACAGCGGCGTCTGGAACTACGGCCAGGAGAACATCGAGGTCGAACCGGACTCGCTCTGGGTCATCAACCCTTACATGCTCCAGTCCGGTTGGGTCTGGTGGGCCGACCCGAAGGTCGCCGGCGGACCTAAGAAGATGGATGAGATCATGGGGCTCTTCCGTAATCCGCCCCACAAGCCAGCACACCGCTATGACGAGATGGGCGGCGACTGGAAAGAGCAGATCGGCATCCCGATGATCTGCCTGACCGGCGAAGATGCCGGGCTCGAGGTGCTCTACAGGAACAACTCAAACGGCGCGAAGAAAGCCTATGAGCAGTTGTTCAATGATGTCCAGGGGCGCCCGGATAACTACTATGAGTATCCGATCGTCGAGCTCCTACACCGGAGCTATAAGCACAACTCGTTCAAGCGCACGATCTTCGAGCCGGTGTTCAAGGTCGTCGACTGGTCGAACAAGGACCGCGAGCTCTTGAGCGAGAGTAAGTACGCTCCCGCCATCGCGGCGAGTGAAGCACCGGAGGTGGATCCAGTGGCAACCGAGCCCACCCCCGAGCCTCAAGCTGAAGCACCCCGTCGTCGCCGGCGCCGTAGCGTCAAGTAACGAAAGGGATGGGGGTGTCGTAAAGGCACCCCCTCGCTTCCATTGATTTTACACATTGATTACGAAACCCGGTCTGCCGTCAACCTCTTCACTGAAGGGGCGTATCGCTATGCCATGTCAGACACGACCTCGATCATCTGTTGCGGCTGGGCGTTCGACGATGACGACATCAAGATCTGGATCCCGGGCGAGCCCATGGATTGGGACATGGCGAGCTTCCTCCAGGGTGCTGGCGGTCCAAGGTCGGTCCACGCCCATAACGCTCAATTCGAGCGCCTCATTACGGATTTTGTTTTAGGTCCCATGTTGGGTTGGCCGTCCTCGGCCCCGATGGAGACCTGGTACTGCACGGCCGCCCAGGCGCGCGCCCGGGGTCTCCCTGGTGCGCTCGAGGACCTCGGCACATGCCTTAACCTCAACGTCAAGAAGGATCGCCGCGGTAAGGAACTGATCAAGCTTCTCTGCATCCCACGGAAAGGTGTGCCCAGTGATGCCTGACTTTTGCATGGACGAGGATCTCCTCCGGGAGATGTATGCCTACTGCCGACGCGACGTCGAGGTTGAACGCCTGGCGGCCAAGGCATCGCAGCCGCTGACCGATGCCGAATTCGCTTCGTTCGTTGCGGCCGAGAAGATCAACGACGCGGGTCTCCATGTCGACGTCAAGTTCGCCGACGCCGCCGGCAACTACGCCGAACAGGAAGTGGCACAGATCAGCGATGAACTGTCACGTTTGACGGATGGTGAGGTGACGTCGCCGCGGCAATACCAACGCTTGAAGGATTTGCTCCTGCCTTATGCGGATCAGGACGATCGGATCCAGGACGCAATGACGGTGACGAAGAAGGATCGGCGCACGGGAGAAGAGACGTCGAAGACGGCGCTCGATCGTGACGCGCGGCGGAAGCTCCTCGAGCTCGTCGAGGCCGACCCCGATATCCTGCCTGACGATGTCGTCGAGGTGATCAACCTGATCGACGAAGCCGGGCGTTCGAGCGTCCATAAGTTCAATGCCATGGTATCGCGGTCCGGTGACGCCGGCCGTGTCCAGGGCGCTTATATGTTTTCTGGCGCCGGTCAGACCGGGCGGTTCAGTTCCGTCGGTCTCCAGGTCCACAATTTTCCGCGCCGCTGCGCCCAGGATCCCGACCAGGTGCGCGACGACGTCATCAAGGGCAGGGGTCTCGACAATGTCATGGACACATTGGCCTCGATGCTACGTCCCTCGATCGTGGCGCCAGACGGCTACACGTTTGTCTGTGGCGACTGGTCGGCCATCGAGGCCAGGATCCTGCCATGGTTGACGGATAGTCATGGCGGCCGGGAAGTGCTCGACGTCTTCAACACCAATGACGCCGACCCGGATCTGCCGGACATATATAAAGTGGAGTACGGCAAGGCGTATGGAAAGCCGGCTGCCGACGTCACAAAGAGCGAACGCGCGATCGGCAAGGTCCTTGTTCTGGCGCTCGGATACCAGGGCGGCTATCGAGCGTTCCAGGCGATGGCGCGCGCCTACCAGGTCTCGATGCCGGATGAAGAAGCTGAAGGGCTGAAAGAGATTTGGCGTGCCAACAACGCCTGGGCCGTCGAGTTCTGGTATGACCTGCAAAACGCGGCCATGGATGCGGTGCGCTATCCCGGATCCGAGCAGCGCGTTGGACGTCTCACGTATTACAAGCCGGCGACCGACCCCAGCACGCCGCTCTATTGTTTCCTGCCCAGTGGCCGGCCGCTGGCTTATCCGTTCGCGCGCATCGATGTCGACGAGGATCACCCGAACCGTCCTGATGTGCTCTCAGCCATCAAGGCGACGTGGAAACCCAAACGCGGCGAGAGTGAATGGCCGCGGATCAATCTCTATGGCGGTCTCCTGGCTGAGAACGCGACCCAGGGTGTCGGCGCGTGCATCCTGCGCGCTGCCATGGCCGACCTGGTTGAGCGCGACTGGCCGGTCGTCGGCCATACCCACGACGAGCTCCTCCTCGAGGTCGAGGACAGCGAGGTCGACGAGGCAACTGAAGAACTGCGTTTGGCAATGACGGACCTACCGACCTGGACAGACGGACTGCCGATGGCGGTCGAGATCTGGTCCGGTCGCAGGTATCGCAAATGAGTGCGTGGGATCGCTGGCTCGAGATGCGTGATGGAGAGATCTGGGAGGTCAAGGAGCCGGACGGTTGGTCATTTGTTTCGGCGGCTAAGAACGGAACGCTGACGCGATTCGAACGTAAGCTCGACGGAGATAACCCTGATGACGCGAGGAAGATATATGAGTTCTGGAGCGAACGTGATGACGCCTGATAAGTTTCTCGAGTTTGTGTTCGGCGACTTGGATGACGATGAGACGATTTGCGTCGCCAAGGGATCGCCCAAGGCGAATGGCGACACGGTGTTCTGGAATGTGGCGCCGGACCATGAGGTGTTTACAGGTTGGAAGCGGCGCCCGGAACGAATGCGCCAGGCCTGGTACTTTTGCGTCAGCGCCACACGTGGCACGTTAAACCAAAAGGGCAATGCCCTGCGCCGCCGCCGCGAGGATCTGACGCGCTATCATTGCCTGGTCCTCGATGATATCGGCACCAAGGCGGAAGCGCCGCCGGTGGATCCAGCCTGGAAGCTCGAGAGCTCGGCCGGCAACTATCAATGGGGATATTTGCTCGAGCCCGGTGACAAGTTCGGATCCTACGAGGCATTGATCGAGTGGACGCATGAGCAGGGTTGGGGTGATGGCGGTGCCGGCGGATCTTATCGACTGATGCGGATCCCGGGCAGCGCCAATCTCAAGGAGGGCAGGGACCGTTTCATCTCACGTGTCGAGGTCGTCGACGATACCGTCTGGCAACTGGCCGACCTGGCGCGCGAGCTTGGCGTATCAAGTGAGCAGTGGAGCTCGATGGCGTCGCGAACGATCGACCGCGCTAAGATGAACGGTACACGTGTGACGAAGATCGCCAACGTCATCGATGATCCGGTGTTGACCTGGCTGACCGAGAACAATCACGTGATCTCGGACAGCGGTCAGGAGTTCGTCGAGGTCGCGTGCCCTTGGGGCGATCAGCACACGACAGGCTCGAACGTCGCATCCTATTCGCCTCTCGGCCGCGGCAGTGGATCCCACGCGGAGCGCCGCGGCTTTAATTGTTTTCATGAGCACTGCCGCGAGCGAGGCTTCCGCGAATATAATGACTGGGTTGTCGAACAGGGCGGGCCCTGGGCCGCCGGCGTCGACCCGCTGCCGTTCTTGCAACAGCAATATGTATATGTCGAGAACGGATGTAAGTGGGCCGACATGAACCAACGCCCGCAAGGCGGGTGGTGGATCCTCGAGGACCGCGAGTTCGGCGGCCGGCATAAGCGTAAGGTCGATGCACCCGGTCACGATCGGCCGGTCCAGGTATCGACAGCGATGCTCGAGAGCGACGACACGCGTCGCGCCGCACGTATCACGTACTGGCCAGGCCGTAACGATACTTTCGATATGGACGTACAGAACCATATTAATGCCTACATCGAGGCGACCTGGCCGGAGACGTCGGAGGAGCCGACGGTGTTCCTCGACCATATCGATTACCTTCTGCCGAACGATATCGAATACGATCTGTTTCTCGACTGGCTGGCCTGGAAGGTTCAGAACCCGGGCCGGCGATCCTACGCCATGCTGATGATCGCCGAGGACGCGTTCGGTACGGGGCGAAGCTGGCTCGGTAAGGCCCTGGCGGCAGCCCTCAAGGGGCACGTCAATCATGCCACGTTCAAGCAATTGATCGGCAAGGGGACCAGCGGTGAGAACACCTATAATGACTGGGCGGCTGAATGTCAGTTTCTAATCATCAACGAAGCCAAGGACGTGACCAGGGAGGACTTCTTCGACAGCTACGAGACGTTTAAGGACAGGATCTCGAACGATCCGTCGACGTTCTGGCGGAACACAAAGTACGGTGCAGCGCGAAACGATTTTATGTGGTTCAACGCTTTGATCTTCTCGAACCATGGCGACGCCCTGGTCATTCCGGAAGAGGATCGACGCGTTTGCGTTCTGACGAACCCGACACAAATGGAGAAGAACGATTACTACGAACGACTACACCGCAGCCTCGAAGCCGACGAACCACAAAAGATATTTTGGTATTTAAAAACGCGAGACGTATCGAAGTTTGACCATGTATATCCACCGATGACGCCAGGTAAGATGTCGATGATTGAGACGACATCATCACCGATCGAACGCATTACAGATTACGTCAAAGAAACAACCGAGCACGACCTCGTTACACGTGACACGTTGGCGCATGAGATCCGACGTGCCGCTGCCGATCTCAGCCTGTCGGATCTCTACCGCGGATCTGATCTCGACAAGGCAGTTCGGAACATCTGGCCGAAGCTCCACAACCTCAGACCAGGCACAAAGAACGGCGCACGCTACTCGATAAATAATAAACAGACCGAGGTCAGAGCGGTCAGAAATAGGGAACACTGGTTAGCGATAGACGCCGCACGTGACACTAAGACGATCACAAAACAGTTCGACACCCGACAACGGACCCCGATTTAGGGAAAACACCCCGAATTTAGGGACAATTAGGGAAAGCTAGGGAAAGATTTCCCTAGTTCCCTAGTTGTTTAGTTTCAACGACTTGGTCGAATTTTTGAGGTCAATTAGGGAATTAGGGAAACCTCCCTTAGAGCAGATAAATTAGTAGTGATGGTGGTCAGACTAATTTGAGACTCCATGGGAAATTGTCACTAGTTCCCTAATTCCCTAACTGGAGATTGGGAATGTCAGAAATTGTCATCGAGGAGACGATCCGCGCCGGCGAGTATCGCCAGCGTCGATTGTCACTGACTGAAAAATGGGTTCGCGATGGTGTCATCGAACCCAACATGCATACGGCTGCGCTCCGGTTCGCGAGCGATTTTCACACGGCGCAACTCTCCGGCTACTACGCAACGTCGGACGTGCATCACAAGGTGGATAGCTCACCGCAGCACGCCGATTACCTGGTTCGGAAAAGTATCCAAGCTCGAGGCGCTGTTGCCGCGGCGATGACGGCTGTCGGCAAACAAGCCGGCTCGGTGCTTTGGGATGTCATCGGTGTCGACATGAGCTTACGCGAACACATCAACCGCGGCGATGGACGTACCACGTTGAACGATGCACGTGGTCGGCTGATCGTCGCACTGGAACATCTAGCGAGGTATTACGGTTATGGATGAGAAGAAGCACTGCAACATTGATGACGATGGCCGGCGCCGCGGTCTTGAAAGTCTGAACCGAATGAAAACCCTCACACCTGATCGCGGACCTGGTAACGTCCGCGGTAACCAGATGTTCGCGGAATTGATCGGCAAGCGCCGGTTCGATGAGCCGGGGATGGAGGTGACGTTTAAAAAATAAACTGGCAGAGAAATGATTTTTGCCAGTTTGCCAGTTTAACCTGCCAATTTATGACCTGGCTCACAACATGTTGTGTTTATGTTCGACATCGTTGACGTGAAACACAAGATGCAGTAGTTTTGGTTAGTCTATCACACTTACGCCCTGCCCATTCCGCGGCAGGGCGTTTGATTTTTAATCATCATTTTTCAAGACGAGGTGGTCATGCCCCAAGTTAAAACGGCTGGTGGTAAGATGAGGTCTTACCCTTACACGAAGGCTGGTAAGAAGGCAGCCACGGCAGCGAAAAAGAAGAAGTCTAGTCGCATGTCGGCCGCGACCAAGCGCCGTCGGGCTACGGCCAAGGCGTAATGGTCGAACTTACGCTGTTGCTTCTGCTTCTGGTCTGATCAATGGCCGAGAAGGAGAAGAAACAACACGGCGGACGTCGACCTGGCGCCGGCCGTAAACGTGGATCGAATTCACGTGCGACACGTGATCAGAAGGTCACCCTGTCAGATCTTGCCAGGTCGCACGCGACGACAGCCATCGAGACATTGGTCATACTAGCCACACAAGCCGACAGCGACAGCGCCAAGATCTCGGCGTGTAAGGAACTACTCGATCGAGGGTATGGTCGGGCACCGCAAGCCGTCGAGCATGAAGGAGACTTGACGTTTAACATCATCTCGGCCGTGCCGCGGCCCGAGGCCGATGCCAACTGATCTGATCTTCGACTACCAGCCTCGAGCGCCTTTCGTTTCTTTCCACATGCGGAAGGAGAAACGCGCCTGTCTGGTATGTCACCGCCGGGCCGGTAAGACCGTCGCGCTTGTTGCTGACCTGGTCGATCACGCATTGCGATGCACCGAGCCGCAAGGACGGTTTCAGTTCATCGCACCGTTGTTTCGCCAGGCGAAGGACATAGCCTGGACGTATGCGAAACAACAGACCGCGTTCCTCGGTTCGCATCGAAAGATCAACGAGAGTGAACTGTGGGTCGAGGTGCCATCGGCCGCGGGGACGCCGGCGAGGATCCGGCTCTACGGAGCGGATGCTCCCGATACGCTTCGCGGGATCTACAGCGACGGGATGGCGATCGACGAAATGAAGGACGTCCACCCGGCGTTGATGCAGGAAGTCGTCCTGCCGGCACTGGCCGATCGAGATGGGTTCCTGACGGTGAGTGGAACGCCAGGCGGATACGACGAATTCTACAACCTCTATCAACGATCGTTGAGAGAGGCGGATTGGTTCTCACTGATGCTCAAGGCATCCGAAAGTGGGATCCTCGATGAGGATACGTTGCAGGATCTGGCGGCCGAGATGCCGCCGCCCAAATATGCACAGGAGCTCGAGTGCGACTTCGCCGCCGCGGCCGAGGCGCAGTTCATCCCGACAGAGATTGTCGAGGAAGCCATTGCCCGACGTGAGGCGCCCGACGGTAACATGCCGGCCGTCCTCGGTGTCGACGTGGCAAGGTTCGGTGACGACCAGAGCGTGATCTTGACGCGCCGCGGCCGCACGATCGAAGACGTCAAACGATATGCGAAGAACGACCTGGTGTTCCTATCGAACGAGATCATGAGGTGGGCTGACAACGTCAAGCCGCAGATGATCTACGTTGATGGCGCCGGCGTTGGTGGTGGTGTCGTCGACTACATTACGACGGCCGGCTACCCGGTTCGAGATGTTCAGGTCGGTCGCAAGGCTGATGACCCGATCCGCTGGGCCAACAAGCGGGTCGAGCTCTGGGGCGACATGCGCGACTGGTTGAAGAACGCACAGTTCCGAATCCCGGACGAAGAGGTCGCCGTCTTGAAGAGTGACCTCCTCGGGCCCGGGTATAAGTACACGGTGTCTGGACAGTGTGCGCTGGAGAAGAAGGAAGATTTGAAGAAGCGCGGCATCGCATCACCTGACGTCGCCGACGCATTGGCGCTGACGTTCTTCGAACGCCTGGCGCCGGCCGGCATTGTCAAGGTCGCCATGCGCGCACCGAAGCCGGCAGCGGACTATGACGGACTGCGGTATTGATGCACGTCGATATCCGTGAGGCGACTGAGTTCGACCTGGTGATGATGCTCGATGCGATTGAAGGCATCATCGACGAGACGCGATACGAACTGACGTTCAACCGTGAGCACGCCCGAGACCATCTCAGGTATTACGTGTCCGGTACGCCAGGATGGATCGCGCTGCTTGCAGAGACGGAGAGCGAGGTTGTTGGTGGAGTGTTGATGGCCGAGAGCCTCGAGTTCCACGACATGCCGTTGCTGTACGTCACCAAGTTCTGGGTCTTGCCGTCTGGTCGGAGGACCCGAGCAGCGCGATCGCTACTCGAAGCTGTCGTCGACTACGCGAGAGAAAAGAACTGCACGCATATATTCGCGACGGCGACCGCCGGCCTCGATGAGCGTGAACAGAGACTGTTCGTCAACCTGCTTACCAAATCCGGATTCCGGGATACCGGTCCGGTCATGATGAAGGAGATCTGATGGGAAAGTTTACCCCGAAGCCGCCGCCAATGCCGCCCGCGCCGCCGCCCGTTCCAACACCTGAAGACCCTGAAGTGAAGGCGAAGAAGGCAGCCACAAAGAAGGCCGCACGCAATCGCATGGGGTTTGGTCAGACGGACCTTACTCAAAGTATGGGTGATACGGCCGACACGACCCGGAAAACGCTTGGATGATGTACCTCAAGCCGGTCGAGATCATCGAGCGCCTCTACGCCAAGAAGAACCAACGCAATAGCCTCAACCAAATGTGGGAGGAACTGGCCGAGGTTCTGGCGCCGGAGCGTATCGGGTTCACGACACAGAACCGCGGCAATCGTCGTTCGGATAAGATCTATGACACGGCACCGATTACGGCCAAGCGATCCTTGGTCAACTCGATCGGTGCCATGTTACGACCAAAGTCCAGTGCGCCGGGTAAGTGGTTCGATATCGTTCCCGAGGATGAAGAGCTCCTCGAGAAACAAGCGGTCAAGGATTGGGTCGACTTTGCCGAGGAACGTCTTTGGCGTGCGTTATACAATCCCAAAGCGTCGTTCATCCAGACGACCGGCGAGCTTGATGATGACCTGGTGACGTTTGGAACGTCGGCCGGGTTCATCGGCATACGTGACGACCAGAGCGGTCTCAAGTTCAAGTCCTTCCACTTGAAGGATGTATACATCGGCGTCGATGCCGACAACCTACCGACCGAGGCGTATGTGTGTGAGCACCTCACGGCACGTCAGGCGGTTGAGAAGTTCGGTGAAGACAACGTCGGCGTAAAGACCCGCGAGGCGTTGAGGGAGAAGAACAACCAGGACAAGGACAAGCTGTTCGAGTTCATTTGGCTAACGATGCCGCGCTACGATCGAGATCCGAGAATTCGCGACAATCTCAACATGCCGTTCATGTCCGTCGTCATCGATGTCGAGAGCGAGCATCAGGTCCTCGAGGAAGGCTTCGAAGAATTTCCGTTCATATTCCCACGCTGGGACACCCGCAGCGGTGAGGTCTACGGACGAGGACCCGGCGTCCTCGCGTTGCCCTCGGTGCTTACGTTGAACCAGATGGGTAAGACAATGCTCCGGGCCTTGCACCGGGCCGTCGATCCGCCCTGGTTGTTGCCATCCGATAGCATGGTCAACGCGCCACAGATGCGGCCAGGCGGTGTCAGCTACTATGATGCCAAGGCGATCCGTAACCTTGGCATGTCGAAGCCGTTTCAACAGATGACCTCAGACGCCCAAGTGCCATGGGGTCTGAACGCGCAATCAGCGGAACGCGAGCAGATCATGTCCGTGTTCTTCAAGAACATCCTGAACCTGCCCCTCGACGGTCCTCAGATGACGGCGACGGAAGTGATACAGCGACGTGAATCCTTCGTCCGCGAGATCGGCAGCGTGTTTGGGGCGTTGGAGAGCTCGTACACAGGACCAATGGTCGAGCGGTGTTTCGGGATCATGATGCGCCGCGGCGCGTTCGGTGACGTCAGTACAATCCCCGAGGAGCTACAAGGTTCGGAGATCACATTCCGTTTTGCGAGCCCCGTCGAGAAAGCCAAGCGGCAGATCGAAGAGGGTACGGTTGGCCAGGCGATCGACAAGATCCTGGCCGTTGGTCAAGTAAAGCCCGAGGTCATGAACCGCATCAACTGGGATGAGTACGGACGGTTCATCGCAAAGAGCAACGACTTCCCATCGTCGCTATTGCTCGATGATGCTCAAGTCGGAGAGATCGCTGCCGCCCAAGCGCAAGCCGCCGAAGAAGAGATGGCGATGCAGGGTGCTGAACGTATGGCCGGCGCCGCCAAGAGTATGGGCGGGGCGCCCGAACAACTGGTCGAAGGTCTGATGCCGCAAGGCTAGGAGATACGATAGATCGTGAAGAAGGTTACTTTAGAGCCCGACCTCGAGGCCTTCACCTCGGGGCTGATCGGCTCGGTTGTTGGACGTGAATACACCAACGTCGATGTCGCCCGAGATTTTCGTTATCTGATGATGACGGATCCGGCGCTCGGCAAACGTGTTCTGTTTATGCTTTTGACTTGGTGCGGCGAGTTCGACGACCCGCCGGAAAGTAATGAAGATCTGCAACGATGGGCCGGCAAACGCGAAGTTGCAGCGCGTATCAAGGCAGCGATGTACGCTGACCTGTCGAGCCCTATAGATTGAGAGGTAACGACTAATGGCAGAGGAAACGATCGACGGCGCTGAAGCCTCGGAAGAGGGGACGGCTAACCCGGAGACGGAAGCTCCTGAAGCTGAAGCTGAGACAGGTGAGGCAACCTGGCGCAGTGCAATCGAAGATGACAAGGTCCGCAAGTTAGCGGATCGGTTCAATACGCCGGCGGACATGGCCAAGGCCTACGCCGAGCTCAACACCGAGTTCTCGCAGCGCGTCAAAGTGCCAGGTGAGGACGCAAACGAGGAGGACCTCGCCAAGTTCCGTAAGCTCATGGGCGTACCGGAAAGTGTCGACAACTACACATTGTCAAGACCCGATCACATCGATGAGGGTACGTTCGAAAGCGAAGAGTTCCAAGGTATGCTGCAAGGCGTCGTTGGTCGAATGCATGAGGCCGGCGCCACGCAAGCGCAGGTCGATGCAGCGATCGGAACATACTTTGAGCTCGAGGCTGCACAACAGGCAACGACCACACAGAACGACGAGAGGTTCCAGAAGGATGCCGAGGCTGGGCTACGTCAGGAATGGGGTGAGGACTACGACGCCAACCTGTCGTTCGCCAAACAGGCCCTGTCGAAGTTCGAATTCGGCGAGGACCTGAAACAGACGGAGTTGTCGAATGGCATGTTACTCGGATCCAACCCGGACTTTCTCCGGGTTATGGCCAACTACGGCCGCATGACTGGTGAAGGAGCATTACAATTGGGGCTGCGCGGCACGGAAGCCGGCACCAACTTGCAGAAGCAATACGACACGTTGACCGAGGATATGCATAACGCCATGGCTCTCGGCAACACAGAGAAGGCCAAGCGTCTTGATGCGGAACGTCGTGACATCGGTGAAAGCCTGTTTGGCACAGGGCCCGTACCAGGTCGCGCGGCGTGAAGACACGGATTCACGTCAATCAGCACGTGATCAAACGCAACCGGAAGACCGGCGCGTGTGATCCTGTACTGACGTGTAAAACACACAAGTCGAACGACTACGCTCATGAGGTCGAGATCAAAGGACCTTCGCGCGTCGTCTACCGACCGGATAAACCATTAAGCTGCGGGGCGCATGTCTGGATCGAAACAGAGGCCGATGTGGTTACACGATCGGATGTTGAAAGCTGACGGTTTCGACGACGCCGTCGTCGGTATCGGACATCGATGTGGTCAAATCTCGCTCCTCGTTTATGACGTGGAGAAGTGCGTCAACATTCTAATGACGCGTGACGGTATGACGTTGGACGAGGCGGAAGAGTTCTTCGAGTTCAATGTCGCCGGCGGCTGGCATGGAGCGGGGACGCCGATCTGGCTGTATCCGAACGAACTGAAGAATATTAATCTGGAGGATTACTGATGGCCGTATCAATTAAGAACGCGTTCATCAAATCCTACGGGAAGAAAAAGAAGAAGAAGCCGGCGAGACCCGGTAAGACGAAGACGACGAAGCCAAACAGAAAAAAGACAACCTAGAACATTTTCGCGCGCGGTGTGGCGGACGCTTCACTCCCTCCCTGGGCGTCCGCCACCCTTATTTTTTAGTTTCTTTTGAAACATGGGCTGAACCCGGTAACCGCCTCTGGCGCCCGAGTGAGGTCAACACAGTCGAAGAGGCGCTGATGCCTGGCATCGGTTAACCCGACCCGACCTGTCTCCCCGTAACCACTCGTTAAAGGAGACACATATGTCGACGAGTATCACAGCCGCCTTTATAGGCGACTACAACAAAGACGTTCACCACGTCTTCCAACGCGAAGGCGGTATGCTCAAGCCTACCGTTTACGTGAAAGATGGTGTCGTCGGTTCCACGGCTTACTTCGAAAAGCTCGGCACCGGTGTCGCTACAACCAAGTCGAGGCATGGCGAAATAACGCCTATGAACGTCAGTCATGTACAGCCGTCGGTTTCCCTTTCTGACTTTTACGCCGGCGACTGGAGTGACCTACTAGACGAAGCCAAGACCAACATCGAAGTTCGGATGAACTACGCGAAGTCCGGAGCTTACGCTCTCGGGCGCAAGTGCGATGACCAGATCATGACGGTCCTCGACAGCACGTCTCAAGGCACCATTTCATGGGGTGTTGGCACGTTCGCAGCCGTTCAGTCGAGCTTGTTGCAAATGGTCGAAGCTCTCGACGCCAACGGCGTTCCCAACGACGGTATGCGTTACGGCGTTCTCAGCCCACGCGCATATGCCCAAGCCATGACAGTCGATAGCTTTGCTTCGTCGGACTATGTCGGTGCCAACGGACTACCCTTCACTGAAGGCGCTCCAGGTCACCGGAAGTTCAAGTCCTGGATGGGTGTTCTGTGGTGTATGCACTCGGCCAACCCGGGTGTTGGTACGTCGACCTCAAAGGTCTTCGTCTATCACAAGAACGCTATCGGTTATGCAGTCGCCAAAGCTGCCGGCAACGTCGCCGGTAACGAAAGCGTCTCAGCCGATATCACGTGGCACGGTGATCGTGCGGCGTATTTCGTCAACCATATGATGTCGGGAGGTGCCGTCATGATCGACGACACCGGTGTGATCGAGGGCAACCTCAATGACACAACCGCCATCGCAACGTCGTAAGGAGGGTTTGGAACATGGCTTTTAACTCCGCAAACCTCACCCAACTTGCTCACGGCAACGGCTTCGCCTTGTGGCACTACACGTCGGCTGATGCGATTGCCACTGTGAACAGCGCCGGTTACTACAACGACGCCGCGGACATGCTTTCTGTTCGCGACGTGATCATCGTTGTCGACTCAAACACGCCGACGACCCACTTCGTCAACGTGTTGAGTAATACCGGTACGGTTGTCGATGTCAGCGACGGCACCGCCATCGTTGAGACTGACGGCGACTAAAACGTAGGCAGTAGGAGATGGCGAACGCGTCTCCTGCTCTCGGTGGGTGGACGGCACAGGTTCGCTTGTGCCGTCCATTTCTTTTTAACTTGTTTAAGGATTTATAATGATCCGTTCACGGCTCGAAGACTTCGAATATATATCGCGGCTCAAGTTCGCGTCCACGCTCCGCTATATGACGTCTCATGAGGCAGAAGATATCCTCACGCCTGGGTACTTCAATAACGCCGGTCAATTCGTTGAGGCGGCTGATGAGATTGATGTGGTCTGCCGACACGACGACGGCTCCTGGACAAAGGGGCGCCTTGAGGTCGTATCCAAGACGGCAACCGACGTCACTGTCAGACTGATCGACAAATGGCGACACGGTGTGGCACCGGCGGCGCGTAACATGAAGGTTCACTACGTTCCCGGATCCAAGTCCTGGATGGTTAAGGCGGATAACGAGGTTATCGCCAAGAACCTGACTAAGGCGGATGCGGAATCGCTGGTCAGTGAGGCCGCCTGATGGCAGCGTCTGAAGTCAGTATTTGCAACGCCGCTCTGCAACTCATCAAGAACACCAAATCGATCACGGCCCTGACGCAGGGCACCAAGGAAGCCAATGCGTGCGAGGTCGTGTTCGATGAGCTCCGCGACACGATGTTGGAGTGTCACAACTGGAACTTCGCGACCAAGCGGGTTCAATTAGCGCGCCTGGCTGACGCACCGGCGTTCGAGTGGGACTATCAATACCAACTGCCAGCGGACTATCTCCGCGTCGTCCGACTGTCGGAGAACTCCGACGCGCGCGACAACTGCCCGTACCGGATCGAAAACGGCAAGATCTTGACCGATGCCAGTGAGATCTACTTACGCTATGTCGCGCGGGTCGAGGATCCGAACTTGATGCCGGCGACGTTTCGGACGGCGATGTCAAAACTTCTCGCTTCGCGCCTGGCTGTCGCGCTCGCTCAATCCGCGGCGTTGTCGAAAGAGATGTACACGCAGTACACCGGCGAGGATCTACCGACAGCCAAGTCGGCCGACAGCATCCAGGACTATCCGGAGAACCTCCCTGAAAGCCCCTGGGTCACGACCCGGTACGGCGGATATGTCTATTACGAGCCCGGGGATCCGCCCAGTTGACCGTCCAAACCAATCCGCTCCTCGAGGCTTTCAACGCCGGTGAGTTTTCGGGGAGGATGGCGGCACGGGTTCAGTTCGACAAGTATCAGAACGCTGGATCCGAATACCAGAACGTCATACCTCTACCCCAAGGCGGTTATACGTCTCGTCCCGGTTTTCGCTATATAGGTAACGCTAAATCCAACAGCGTGCGCCCCTGGCTCCTGCCATTTATCTACTCGACCACCCAAGCCTATTGCCTGGAATTGGGAAACAACTGCCTTCGATTCTTCAAAGACCAGGCGCAAATCACCGCGCTCGACGTCACCTCGAGCATAACCAACGGCACCTTTGGTAGCGACATATCCAGTTGGACCGCACGAAACACCGGCTCCGGTGCGATCGCCCACGACGGCACCAATAACGATCTCAACCTGAACGCAGCCGGCAGCGGCAACGAAGCGCGTGCTTATCAATCCGTAGCAACGTCGAGCACCGGCACCGAACACGTGCTCGCGTTCGAGATCGTTGGTGACCCGGGCGACGAGATTACAGTGCGGATTGGATCGAGCGCCGGCGGATCTCAATACTATGCCGACGCCAAACGCTTGTGCGGCCGCCATACAATTGAGTTTACTCCGGACGCCAGTCCCTACTATGTCGAATTCGAAAACGGCCAATCCAAAACAATATCAATCGACAACGTCTCAATCCTCGACAATGAACCGGTCGAGCTTGTTACGCCATGGCCCGAGGCGATCCTCCCTGACATTTCTTATGCACAGAGCGCCGACGTGATCTACTTTGCCGCCGGCGGCTCCTACCTGGTTTATCGTCTCGAGCGATACGGACACTCGTCCTGGAGCCTGATCAAGGTTCTGTTCAGCGACGGTCCTTGGCTGACGGAAAACGACACCGGAACGACATTGACGCCAGGCGCGACCTCGGGCAACGGCGTGACCATAACCGCGTCAGCGACGACAGGCATCAACGATGACGCCGGGTTCAGAACCACCGATGTTGGTCGACTGATCCGTATCAAAGACGCGTCGAACAAATGGCGTTGGATGCAGATTGTTGAATACACGTCAACGACGGCGGTCAAGGTCGACATTAAAAGCGACGCCTTGAGCTCTACCGCGGCGAGGGAGACCTGGCGTCTCGGAGAATGGAACGACACTGATGGATGGCCAGGCGTCGTCTCATTCATACAGCAACGATTTGCGACCGCTCGAACGACCAAGCAACCGCAAAAATTCTGGCTATCCAAGTCGGCCGACATCCAGAACTTTGCCGACGCCGACAATGAAGGCACCGTCCTCGATGACAGTTCGATCAACTACAAATTTGCGTCGCGGGAAGTCAACACGATCCGCTGGATCGCCAGCCGCAAGAAACCGATCATCGGAACCCAGGGCGGCAACTGGACATTGAATTCAGACGGCGCTGTCCTGACACCAACCGACATATCGGCCGTGTTCGAGGTGTCTGGTGGATGTGCGCCTATCCCACCCCTCGAGATCCGGTCGCGTCTCGTCTTTGCCCAGGCTCAATCCCGTAAACTCGTCGAGTTCGCCGACGTCATCCAGGACAACGGCCTTCAAGGATACGACAGTTTTGACCTGACCATTTTGAATGAGCGGGTATTGAAAGACGGCCTGATTCAATTGGCCTACCAACAACAACCGGACAGCACGATCTGGGGGGTCCGCGGCGACGGTCAGATGCCGACGCTCACCTACCAGCCCGAACAGAACGTCATCGGTTGGGCCCGAAACACTGTTGGCGGATCGTTCCATGGCGGTGATGCGATCGTCGAAAGCGTAATCACCATCCCCGGTCAGGATGGGACCGGTCAATTTAAAGATAGTTCCGGTCGGCATGAGGTATGGGTCGCGGTCAAACGCGAAATCAACGGCTCAACCGTGCGCTACATCGAGTGCCTGGAGAAGGTATTCAATGGTGACGAAGACCTGCAAGAAGAGGCGTTCTATGTCGACAGCGGATTGACCTTAGACGCACCCGTGACGATTACCGCGGCAACCCGTGCCAAGCCGGTGCAAATAACCGCCGCGAATCACGCATTCAGCGATGGAGATCTGGTCCGGATCGTTCGGGTTAAGGGGATGACCGAACTTAACTCTAACACTTATAAGATCGCCGAGGTGACGACCAATACCTTCGAGCTCGGTGCCATCGATGGTGTCAGCGTATCGGCCATTACCAAAGCCAACCCAGGTTCCATCACCGCCCCAAATCATAATTTGGTGACAGGCAATGAGGTGCATTTCCACGATATTGGTGGGATGACCCAGCTTAACGGCAACGGCTACACGGTAACAAAGGTCGACGCCAACACGTTTACGATCGGCGTCGACACGTCATCTTACGGTACGTTTACGTCGGGCGGCCGCGTCTACCTGGCGACCGACGGCAGCGCATACACGACATACAGCGCCGGCGGCGAGGTCCGGAAGAAAGTGACGTCGGTCAGTGGTCTGACACACCTGGAAGGTCAGCCGGTAAAGGTCTACGCCGATGGTGCCGTGCAGACCGATAAGACGGTGAGCTCCGGCGCCATAACGCTCGATAGCGCCGCTTCTATGGTGCATGTAGGTCTGAGCTATGAACGTCGGTGGAAGTCCCTGAAGCTCGCTTATGGCGGTCAGGGCGGCACGGCTGTCGGGCAGCCGAAAAACATTGCCGACGTCATCTTGATCCTCCTCGAGGCGGCAGAAGGATCGGTCAGTGTCGCCACGGTTGACATCGATGGCGAAGGAGCCTTCACCGAACTCGATCTGCGATCGGCCGTTAATATTGACGACGCACCGGTGCCATTCTTTACCGGTGAGAAATCACTCGGCATCACTGCCGGCCATGACACCGATATACGTTTACTTGTGAAAGGTACATCACCGGTGCCGTTCACGGTAATCGGAATCTCGCCAGAGATGGAGGTGGCTTGAGCTTAACGATCGTGCCGTTCGAACGCGATCACCTCGATGCCGTCATGGATCTGGGTGACGCCGAACGGGAAAACCTTTTGATGTACGACCTGGTTGGTCGGACCTGCATGGACGGCGATACGCCGTTTCTCTGTATGGGCGTCATGCGGCGATGGCCAGGCGTCGGTGAAGCCTGGACGGCTGCAAGATCGGATTTAACGCGCAAACAAGAGGCGTTTGTGTTGCGCCGGTTGCGGACCGGCCTTGAAGACTTCATGCGTGAAGAAAACCTGCACCGTGTGCAGTCAATCATTATCAGTACCGATCGAACGGCACTGCGGTTGACGGCGATCATGGGGCTCGATTTTGAAAGTAAGGCTGTCGCCTATGACAGCGATCGAAACGACTACTTTAGATTTGCAAAGGTAATGTGAGATGGCAGGAGTATCCACTGCACTGTCGGCGGCGGCAACTACAGCCGCACCATTTATGGCCGCCGGCTCGTTCGCCATGTCGGCCGTTGGCGCCATTAACCAAGGCAAGATGGCCAATCAGCAAGCGAAGATGCAAGCCGAGATGTACGCGCGCCAGGCCGAACGCGAGCGCCAGATCGGCGAGCTCAACGCCGCTCGGAAACGCACATCGAACAAACGCATCGAGGGCACGCAGCGCGCTATCCTGGGTGCAGGCGGCGGCGATATGTCGGAAGGTTCGGCCTTACTTGCCCAGGAAGAGCTCGCCGGTGAGGGCGAGTTGAACGCGCGTCTGATCGAAAATAATGCCGCGGCAGAGGTCAGTTCTCTCCAGGCTCAACAGGTCCTGGAGCGCGCACGTGGGAAGAACGCACAGAAAGCCGGATATATCCGGGCAGGGAGCGCGCTGTTGAAGGGCGCCGCGAAGTTCGGCTGATGGCGGGCTCAAAGATCCCCACAGCGGCGGACCTGCCGCAGGTCGCCCCCCAGAGCCTACGCGGGGTGCGTGTCGGAGATATCTCCGGCGGCATGAATGAGGCCGTTCAAGAAGGTGGTCAGGCCGGCGGCGACTTGTTTCTCGGTATCCGCGACAAGGCCGAGGCGACCGAAGCCCAGGACCTGATCAACCAACTCCGCGACAAGCAACGGTTGTTGATGGATGGTGACGGATCCGAACAGAACCCCGGATATAACAACCTGACCGGAAAGACTGCCGTCGATGAGCGCAATAACTACGAGGTAAAATATCAGACTGACTACGACGACCTGTTTAATAAGGCTTCGAGCAGTCGGGTACAAGCGCAGATCATCAAACAGTTCGGCGCGCAGCGGAATACGTTCCTGACGAACGTATCGCGTCACCAGGGCGGTCAACGGATTAAGTATGAGGACCAGGTCCATACCACGGCCTCGGATAATCTGACGGAGCTCGCGATCAGCGAGGCAACCTTCGACGAGGCAACGAAGGCCTGGGGCAATAAGAAGACGATCGCCGAGCAGCACGCGGCAAACATTCAGCACTACAGAAAACGTACCGGTGACGCAAAAGTCGCGAAGGATATGGCCGATGAAGCTCGGTCGAAGACCCATGTCGAAGTGATCGACGATCTCTTGACCCGTGCTGGCGGCGGCGTGTCGGCCGAAAAATATTTCAACGCGCACGTCGGTGAAATCGACCAGAAGGTCAAGAACGAGCTTCGCACCCGCATTGAAAACGGATCACGTCTAGACACGGCCCAGACATTTGCCGATGACACCATTAAAAAATTTGTGACTGCGAACCCGACAAAGTCGGAACGCGAGCTCATGAGCGACGTAAAATGGCA